TTTAGTTTATCGGCTGCGTACGATGGTACACAAGCTGTTGCTGGAATTATTGCCAAAACATTCTTACTTCAAAAGGATGTGAATTTTATTCAGACGTACACACCAGCACCACAAGATACGACACCGGCTCTTCTACAAGTCGGGGTGCCTTTATACTATGCGCTCTTTGATACAGATAACTTCGTCGTTGCACCTGTGCCTGACGATAAGTATAAAATGGAGCTTCATTATTTTTACAGACCGCAAAGCTTAACCGCACTTGCGGATTCAGGAACAACTTGGTTAAGTGAGTATGCTCCTAATGCGATGTTGTTTGGAAGCTTAGTAGAGGCTAATTTATATATGAAGGGGGAATCAGATCTAATGCAGATGTATGAAGGAAGATATCAAGAGTCTTTGGCTAGATTAAAAGATTACGCCGAGGCTAGAGAAAATTCAGATGCTTATCGAAGAGGGCTACCGGAAAGACGTAGGTCATGAAACTAGCTATTGTTGGATTGGGTGGGAGCTATTCTGACTACATAGCGGCTAGAATACGTTCAGAACATTTCGATGAAGTCTGGGGAATTAACTGCGTAGGTGGGATCATTCATGTTGATAAAACTATAATGATGGACCCCGTATCTCGGTTCTTGGACTCAGATGATGCGGGATCACAGACGGGAATAGCGCGAAAGTTCTTAACAAAAAACACTAAACCTATCATTACTTGCGAGTTAGATGATCGAGTAAAACATTTAGAACTATATCCTCTCGAAGCTGTCATTAAAGATTTAAACATCTGTTACTTCAACAATACTGTTCCCTATGCAATAGCATATGCAATATACTACGGAGTGAAAGAACTTTGTTTGTACGGATTAGACTATACATACAAGAATGTAAGCATGGCAGAAGCAGGGAGAGCTTGCACTGAATTTTGGTGTGCTATTGCTACGACTCGAGGTGTAAAGATAGAAGTTGCACATAGTTCTGGGCTCTTAGATACAAATGTACCTGAAAACGAAAAACTTTATGGGTATCACAGATTAGAGGATCCTTTGGTGCAGTCACATGCGGGCGGAGGGTTGTTGATCACTAGGCAATCTAAGGTAGAGCCACCAGAGCCGTTGGATCAAGACCCAATAATCTTTGGAAGACACGATCACAAACACATGAATGGGGGGGAGGCAAAAAATGTTTAGCGTAAATGGAGGAGTGGAAACAGGTTTTGTTAGCATAGTTTCGTCGGACAATGGCGGACTCAGTAACGATCAAATTTCAGAGATGGCTACTAATAAGATAGTCGCTGTGTCGGAAACAGCACCGGAACCAATTAGGCAACAAGCGCAAGCTTTTTCTGATAACGTGCGAAATGTTGTGCATTATCATATAGAGTTGGCTAGACGTGAGGAACGTGCTACTATAGCCCATAAACTAAGAGAGGCTGGTCACCCCGACTTAGCTGACACTATAAGGAGATTATAAAATGGCAATTACACAGGCAATGTGCACAACATTTAAAAAAGAACTTCTGACGGCAACGCATAATTTTGCAACAGGCGGCAATGCTTTTAATTTGGCGTTGTATGCTATTGGCGGTGGCGGAAAATCAAGCACAACTGCAACTCTAGGTGCGGCTACTACGGTGCTAGTAACTACGGGAGAAGTAGCTTCAAGCGGATCGTACACTACAGGTGGCTCTGCTCTTTCAAAAGTAACGCCTACTAATGTAGGAACGACAGGCATAACTGATTTTGGAAACATAAGTTTTACAACAGCCAGCATTACAGCAAGAGGTGCTTTAATTTATAATGACACCAACCAAAATAGAGCCGTAGCCGTATTAGATTTTGGATCGAATAAAACTTCTTCTTCTGGAACATTTACGATACAGTTTCCAGTTGCGGATGCTTCAAATGCAATTATCCGCATAGCTTAACGGGGTAACTCATGGCTTTTATAACAGGTTGGGGACGAGGTACTTGGGGTCAAGGTCCTTGGGGCCGAGCTATACCTGTTGTTATTTCAACTGGAGTTGCTGGAACTAGCGCAGTTGGAAGTGTAAGTTTTGTAACCACTGCTTTAGTCCAACCCACTGGCGTTGCTGGAACTGGTGCGCTCGGCAATGAAAATGTTATAATAGATATCATAGTCCTTGAAGATGGGGTTGTTGGAACAGGCGCGATTGGTAATGAAACTGTTGTAACCACTGCTTTAGTCCAACCCACTGGCGTTGTTGGAACAGGCGCAACGGGAAATCCAACGGTTGCAATTCAGGGCTTAGCCGAACCTTCCGGGGTTGGTGCCACCGGCGCAACGGGAAGTCCAACTGTTGTAATAAACACCACAGTGTTCCCTACGGGAGTGGCTGCAACGGGCGCAATTGGTGAAACAAATGTGTGGTCTATAATTAGTCCTTCACAAGACCCTAGCTGGAATGCTATAAGTGTATCACAAAACCCTGGTTGGAGTGCGGTGAGTATAACGCAAGATCCCAACTGGACAGAAATAGCGGCATAAGGAACATATAAAATGGCGAGTACCTATGTAAACAACCTTAGACTTAACGAATTGGCGACGGGGGATGGAGCGGGAACCTGGGGTACCACGACAAACCTTAACTTGGAGTTGATCGGTCAGGCACTGGGTTGGGGTACGAGAGTTATTGCTAACGCTTCTACAGACAATCTTACAATAGCAGATGGCGCAGCAGATCCAGACCGAAGCATGGCAATTAAACTTACAGGTGGCGGGCAAGCGTGTACTGTAACAATTTTACCCAACACCGTCTCTAAAGTTTGGTTTATGTTTAACTCAACGTCAGCGGTATTGACATTCACATGTGGTAGTGGCGCGAATGTAGCTATCCCAGCGGGTGCAACAAAAGTTATTGCGTCAGACGGACTGGGTAGTGGTGGCGTTGTGTATGATATCTTAACAGGGGTTAGCTTGGCGGGTAATCTTAGTTTAAGTTCTGACTCCGCAGTTTTAAAGTTTGGCGCAGACGCGGACACTACTTTAACACACACAGATGGTTCTGGTCTTACTTTAAACAGTACCAATAAAATCATGTTTAGTGATGCGAGTCAGTTTATTCATGCACCTAGTGCAACTGTTTTAGACCTTGCAGCAACAGACGAGATTGAGCTTACAGCTACGTTAGTTGATGTGGTTGGAAACTTTACCAACTCAGGTACGATTATTTCTACTGGGGTAGTAACTGCTAACGCTGGTGTAGTTGTAGATGAGATGACGCTTGATGCGGACACACTTACAGCTACAGATGATTTTATAATCGATGCAGCAGCAGACATTATACTGGATGCCGCTGGTGATGATATTTTATTGAAATCTGCTGGTACTCATGAGGGAAATATAAACCTTTCAAGTAGTAACTTAACATTTAAATCTATTGTACAAGACAAGGATATGATCTTTCAAGGTAACGATAACGGTTCAGGAATTACAGCCTTAACTCTTGATATGTCTGATGCGGGTGCCGCTATCTTTAATAATAATGTTACTGCTTTCTCTGATGAAAGATTGAAGTCTAACATCGTAACAGTACCCGATGCTTTAGCTAAAGTAAGCGCAATGCGGGGAGTACATTACACCAGAGACGATACAAATAGAAGTCATACCGGTGTTGTAGCGCAAGAGATACAGAAGATTGCACCTGAAGTTGTACTCACAGCTAGTGATGAGAATGGTACTTTAAGTGTAGATTATGGAAATATTACGGGTTATTTGATTGAAGCGATAAAAGAACTTTCAGCAAAAGTTAAAGAATTAGAGGGAAAGTAGATGACTTTACCAAGTAGTGGTACAATTACTATTGCTCAGATTGCTGCGGAATTTGGCGGTGATGCTCCCCATTCTTTAAGTGAGTACTATAGAGGCGGAGGTCTAGTTCCCACTAATAATACGAATGTCCCAACGTCTGGCACAATTACTTTGTCAGACTTCTACGGCGCAGTTAATCAAGTTAGTGTGACCGCGTCTAGTGCGTCAAGTGTTAATTTACAGACTCTATTTAACAATGCCGCTTCGGGAAGTTGGACTTCCACGGTCCCCAAGATATATACCGTAGGTGCTAGTGTAGTCTTAGGTATAACAACCGTCCCAGCTAGTATGGGTGGTACTTTAACTATAAACCACTCTGGTGACATCCAAGGAACAGGTGGTGCTGGCGGCACATTTTCAGGTACAAAAACTGGAAGTGCTGGCGGAACAGCTATGACGGTCCAATCTACTGGAGTTACTATTAACATGCTTTCAGGCTCCACCCTCTCAGGTGGTGGCGGTGGTGGTGGAGCTGGTGGACAAGGCGGCAGAGGGCAAAGACTTGGAGGTGGTAATCTTATTTTCCAAGATGGTGGAGCTGGTGGAGCTGGTGGTCGAGGAATTGGCTACAGTCAATCACAGACAAATGGTTCGGCTGGTGTACCCGGAAATTCTTCTCCAGCAGGGCCTGCTTCAAACGAAGGTGGCGGTGGTACAGGCGGAAACGGTGCCTCTTCCTTTGGAACGGCTGGCGCAAATGGTGCAACAGGAGCTAACGGAAATACCACCCCCGGCCCAACCTCTGGGTCAACAGGTGGAGCGGCTGGTAGAGCTGTAACTTTCTCAGGCGTATCAGCTTACACAATCATTGGTACAAACTCTGGGACTATTAATGGAGCATACACTTAATGCCTATACAGAAACTGCAATATAAGCCAGGAGTTAATCGAGATGTAACTTCCTACACGAATGAGGGTGGTTGGGTTGACAGTGATAAGGTACGTTTTAGATTGGGCTTTCCTGAGAAGATAGGCGGGTGGGTAAAAAGAACTGCAAACACTTATTTAGGTTCGGCTAGAAGTTTGTTTCCTTGGACCGCACTGGATGGTTCTAAATTTGTAGCCGTCGGCACTTCTGTAAAATACTACATTGTCCAAGGAAATGACTTCAATGACATCACTCCTATCAGGCAGACTACTACTGGAGAAGCAACTTTTGCAGTTGCGAATGGTGCTACTGTAGCCACCGTGACAGACGGTTCACATGGGGTTAATGTT